TTGAAGTTCATATAACCACCATGATATAAAGTGGTTACGATATCATGCATTGAAAATGTAGAACCTGGATGTCCTTGTCCTACTTCCACAAACTTTTCAAAAAGTTCTTTGCGGTATTCATTACCAATTTTTTTTATAAACCCACGTGCATTAGAATCCATTATCAATCTCCAAGTAACTTGCGTTTCAATTTAATTTGTGCCATTTGTTCAAGGTTCTGTCGTGAATCTAAACCAAACTTTGTTTCCACCAAATCTAAGAATGGTTTATGTGAGAAGTATTTGTGCCATGCTTCATCACGGAACTTGAGAACTTCTGGACCAGTTAGTGTCTTGGTACGAAGTGGTCGGCAATCATATGATAAGAAAGCATACTCTTCAAATGTTTGTGGTAGTTCCCAACCATTTGCCATAGCATCACGATGTAATGCAGAACCAGGCAATGCCATTGCAGCATAGAAGTTTGCATGTTCAGTATTCAACTCAAGTGCAAGGTCTAAAGTCTCTTGCATAGTCTCATATGTATCTTCAGGGAACCCAAACATATAGTTACCAAGAATATTGATGCCAGCATCTTTAATATCTTTTACAATCTCATAGATGTCCACATCTTGAAACTTACCCTTCTCAATCTCCAAACGAACATTACGATTACCTGCTTCGATGCCAAGACACAACCAGTTGACACCAGCATCTTTGAATAGTTTCAATTGATCTTTACGTACAGAATCTACACGTGCATATGCCCAAATGTTGAACTTCATACCCCGATCAATCAAACCTTGTAGGATAGGCACATAGTATTTTTTGTTTAAGAAGAACATCTCATCAGTCAAACGTAGTGTACGTACACCAGCCTTCCAAAGATATTCAAACTCTTTGAGCATTAATTCGGGTGACCAGAAACGCATACCTCTTGAGTCAGATGCAACAGCAGGATCAAACGATGTGCGATTAACAATATTAATCATACAGAAACTGCAACCAAAAGAACATCCTAATGATGTGGAGATTGCAGCAAATGGGGTACGACCCTCATCTTTAAAATAGTTATGCCAGTAATGAGCACGGTACTTACTAAAGTCTATTAAGTCCCATGCATAACCAGGCATCACACGATCCATGTCAGGAGTTTGTACAATCTCTCCCGGTGCACCATTCATTGGTATACCATGTGGATCACCGTTTCTTTTATATACGAGTCCACGTACTTGATCCAAATCACTTTTTAGATTCGTTTTCAGTAAATCTAATAGACCATACACGCCTTCATTGATAAAAACAAAATCAATAAATGGAGAACTGATTGTTTCATATGGCATAGCCGATGCATGTGAACCAATGAAAACAATTTTGATATCGGGATGTGCTGCTTTGAGTTGCATGGCAAGAGCAGTAGCACCAATCATCATGGTGGTACCAGAGTTTGGATTTTGTCCGTAGAGAACAAAGACTGCTAGTCTTGATTTGGTTGCAGCAATCTTATCGGATGCTTCCATATCACTACATGGTTCGGCATCAAAGTCTAAGATACATGGATCATATCCTTCAACACGAATTGCATTTGCTAATAGCAGTGCCCATGTTGGGGGTTCGATTGCTGCATATTTGTTTGCTAAACCTTGATATGCTTTGGCAGCACTGCTTGGTATAACAAAAGTTACTGTTTCACCTACCATAATAAATCACCTTTTTAATGTAATGTTCTGTTCTTTATTTCTTCTATGTATTGAGTTAATTCTTCCATGCTAAACGCTTCAGATTCTTCTTCCGCTTCAGATTCTTCTTGCTGGTCTTTAAGAAGTTGTTCAATCATTCCTTCTGATTTTGCCATCTCAATTAAAGTTTTAGTAACCAGATTATCATAGTACTCAATCATAGATTCTTTAGGTTCAATAATGGTAACAATGTCTGTGTTGTATATCAGGGCACTATTATCTTTAATTAATTCAACGGGCAACCAAGGCATCATCATCAATACAGTTTGTCCTGTGGGCATACGACGATAGATTAATCTCATTGGATCGGCAAGAAGAACTGTTTCCTCTTCATCTTCACCAATCATAGAAGCCATAATATCTTCGCCAGTTTGCATCCTAATTATTTTTACGTTATGCATCTTTGACCTCTATGTTGTAGAATTTATATTTGAACTTTTCTTCATCATATATTTTAACTCTTTCTATGAAGTGTTTCAATGTAAAATTCACATGCTTGCCTACACGAAAATCATCTGCAATATCAAACAGTATAGCTTCTTTTTTGTTGTCACCTATTCTAAGTCCACGCCCAATCGATTGTAAGTTACGTACTCTGGATTTGCTTGGAGAAGCAAAGATAACGTTGTGTAAGTTTCTAATATTGACACCAGTACTAAAAGTACCATAAGACGCAACAATAATTGCATTGTTTTCTTTCTCCGTAATCTCTCTAACTGACTCACGAATTTCTACATCAGTTCCACCATACACAAAAAACACATGGCGATTCTTTGCTTTTTCAGCGATCATAGAATGTAATTGTTTACCATGTTTCTCAACCAACTGAAACAGTACTAAAGAATTACCCTCTAAAGATAGAACTAGATTACGAATGAACTCATTTCTCTGCTGACTCTTTACTATATATCCTATCTCTTTTAGATAGTCCCACGACTTAGATTCCTTACAAATAGCTTCTGAATACTTTAGAACTAAACACTTGATTCTAAAATCTGCTAACTGTTTATTCTCAATCAATTCCGATGTCGTTGTGGATTTAAATACTGGTCCGAACAATCCTTCCAAAACTAACTTGTGAGTCTGTGTACCATCCAAAGTACCTGTACATCCAATACGATACGATGCATTCGTTAAGCCTGTCATGATTGTAGTCAAAGACTTGGCTTTAAATAAATGAGCCTCATCTCCAAACACAAAGTCAAACTGTTCAAAATATTCAACAGGATTCTTATAGATTGATTGCCAAGTTGTTATGGTCAGAAATTTGTCAGACACTTTATCTTTGCCAGAGTATTGACGATGACAGAACTTATCAGAATCATAACCATAATCTTTAAAGTCTTTAAACATCTGTTCAACCAAAGATGTTGTCGGAACAATAAGCAAACCTTTCTTATGTCCTTGTTGTTGCAGGTATCGAAGTATGATATATTGAATCAATGATTTACCAGATGCCGTTGGGGATACCAACATCATTCTCTTATCACGAACTGCACGAACAAATGCTTTTAATTGATAGTCCCGAACTTCATGGGGTAATAATAATGACTCAACAAACTGTTGTGCTTCAACCAGAGAGAAGTTCTCGGTGCAATTAATCTTGGGATCAATCTCTAACTCATACTTCCGTTCTTCACAGAACTGTTGTATGTAAGGAACAACACCATGATATATGGTAAAGGTACGAAGATCAGCTAATCTTATCTTGCCATCCCAAAGTTTATTGCGGTATGCTGGCATGAACTGATAGCCAGGTACATAAAAAGTAAAGTAGTCTTGAAGTTCTTGTGCTAAACTTTTCTCACATTCAAATTTTATAAATGCTTCGTTCAGCTTTATTAGTTTTAAATCATGCACCCTGTATGAATCTTTCCCAATCAATAAAGGATTTCAATTCCCATGCACGATTATTTAACTCTTTTAAAATAGCATTACAGACATCAACAATTTCTTCATGAAGTAATTTACTTGCCAGATACTTGTTGATATCCTCATCCGATTCAAGGTAATATGAAATGTCAGCTTTCAATGTGAAAGGAAAAGGTTCCCATCCATGTTTTTTTAGATCATCATCATCAAGTTTACCAGTATAGTATTCCCATTTTAACTTCTTCATACGGTTGTATTTAAACTCAGCATCCTTGGCTTGGAGCCTGTGATGTGATAGTATATTTAAATACTTACTGTGAAGTTTGGGAATTTCAATCAAGGCTTTACCAGGTTCAGTTCTATCAATGATAGAATCGTTTGCCCACGCCTGTAATAATTCATCAAGCTTACTCATTTCGAACCTCCTACACGGAGTATATCACATTGTTTTTAAATTGTCAAGTAGTTTTTATTAATTTTTCTACATTAAAATAAGTAAATCTAAATGTAGCGTCTGCGGTGATGATTGTTTCTGGACTATCTGTTGCGCTGACTGTAAAGCCAGACAAAGATATTGGGAAAAGATTGATGAAGTTAATCTTAAAGTATGGAACATTTGATGCTGATAATAATGTTACTGAACCATCAGAATACTGTGGCAACGAAGACTTAGCTGCCGAAGTAAACTTGTTTAAGTTACCTAAGTTTTGATACTCTTCATATTCTGTTGGGAATGTCAGACCACGTAGCCAATCATGAACTTCCAACCAAGCTTTCAATTCCATGTCCACTAAGAATGTAATGTTCAAGGTATCGTAGATTGCTTTCTCACCAGGAGCATACAACTCCACAAATGGATTGTTTACCGGAATCTCAGATGTAGAGAGTCCAGGCAACGTAATCATCTGGCAGAAGTATTGTATGTTTGGAATCCTAGAAAAGTTCAACTGAAACTTGTTCGGTTGATACATGTTAGGATTGGATGGATTTCTATTGAGTGCTGTCATACCTATATTTATATACAAAAAAAGAGACACCCGAAGGTGTCTCTCTAAAGTCCACTCTTAACGGTGGTTTTTAATTACATCAAGTTGGCAATACGGAATGCACGGTAGTAGTTATTCAACTGTGTATTCAGTGCGCCAAGACCTTGACCTGTACCTTCAGCAAAAGGATTAGCAACTAGACCATAACGGGTCTTGAAGCCGATCTTAGGTTGGAATGTACCAGTGTCAACAGCACGAACCATTTGCAGAGGAACGTATGGGCAGTAGAAGATACCTGCGTCATATGCATTTGAACCTTTGTAACCAACAACAGCAAACTCGGAAGTTGAGCCAGTTGGGAAGTATGGATCGATGTAAACTTTGATACGACCAAAGATAGTACCAGCAAAAGTATTGCCAGTGTCATCAACGGTTAACGATACTTGACCTTGCAGAGCCGATTGATAATCGAGAATGCCAGCCATTGCCAGTGCAGATGCAACATCCGATGAACACATCATGATGTTACCTTTGCCGCGACGAGTCAGCTTGGCGATTTGATTAGCTTCACGCTCAATTTGGAACGCCAAACCTTTGATCTTTTCAACCATCCAACGACCATTTGAGTCGGTGTCAAGATTGAAAGTACCAGCAGTAGTTGTACCAGCTTGTGCACCAGGACGAGCTACTTTGTAGATTGTACGGATAACTTCACGGTTGATCTCAGCCAGAATTTCAGCAGACAAAATGTTTGCCAATTCAGTCTCAGCGTCCAGACCATGAACTGCTTTCAAGTCTTGTGCAAGTTCCATCGAGTATTCAGCTTTCAAAGCACGTGTACGTGCAGTGACAGTTACTTTCTCAATTGAGAATGCCATTTCTTGGAATGTGTTACCAATAGCACCGTCACCCAAGGCTTCAGCGGAACCAGTAGTCATTGCGCCACTAGGAGCAGCGTTACCTGTGAACAGATAGTCAGTGGTGTTACCAGCAACAGTCATGCTCGAAGCAACGATGGCACCATTAGCACCAGAGAATGCAGTGTTAGCTTCGTTGTAGAAAGCTTCAGTACCGCCTTGACCAGCATACTTAGTACGCATTGCAAAGATCAGACCAGTAGGACCTGTCATTGGCTGAACGCCGCAAACGTCATACGCAATCAGATTAGGCAGTGAACGACGAACCAAACTGATAAGGATTGGATCGAAACCAGCAACAGGACCAGCAGCAGCAGCACCGCCACCGAAACCACCTGTACCAGCAAAGTTAGTTGGGGAACCAGCTTCGTGCAGAATACCAGCTTCCTTCATCATCTCTTGAGCTTGATTCTCAAGAATGACAGCGGTAACCGCTTTACGATATGGGTCTTTAATAGGAGCTAAGTCTGGATGATCCAGAACCGATGCCCACTTTTGTTGTGTTTGTTCAGACAAATACATTTGTATCTCCTTGATTATTTAAATTTTTGTTTTCGAAATCGCTTGCGATACCATTGCGACATAAGGATCGGCGATCACTTTCTTGTCTTCGGTATCTTCAAATTGCTCTTGAAGATGTGATACACTTGCCTTCTGGATACCAGATGGGAAGTAGTTTTCGCGCAAGGTTTCAAGTTTCTCTGTGAACTCTTCCTCTGTGGAAAAGTCAACACTCTCTGCGAGTGATTTGATTTTCTCTACTTGTGTTGCGGTTAAACCTTCACACACTTCTAACGTCAATTGTTCTTTAATAGCTTCTGTCAAAGCTTTTTTATATTCAATGTTGGTTTCGATTTCTTCGTTCAACTTAGTTTCGAGAGATTCAACTTTAGCAGCCAACTCTTCTACTAGGTCAACTTTATCTTCGGGAACATTGATATAGTTTTCTGCAAACAGATTACGCAGACCAGCAATAAAGTCTTCAGTGATTTCGGAACGCAGACCGCTTTCAATAGCGATTTGATTCTCTTCCATCCACTGCTCTACTACGTAGTTCAGGTAGTCATCTACCTTCTCTGTTAGATCGGTTTTGATTGTCTCAACTGCTTCTTCGAGCATGTCGGCATATTGAGATTCGATTTCTTCTTGAATTTGATTAACACGGTCTAGGACACGTGCTTCGAAAATGGTGACCGCTTTCGATTTAAAGTCTTCCGAAATAGTAGAGTCATCGCCAAACAAGGCATTGACATCTTCTTTCATACGAGCTTTAAATTCAACGATTGCATCTGCATCTTCTACTTCTGCAATGACTTCTTCGTCATCTTGATCTTCATCTTCACGCATGGTGTTTTTGCCACCAGCGGGTTTGTTCTGAGTATCAGACGATGCAGCAGAAGGTTTGGTTGCGGGAGCAGTTGCAGATTTAGCACCTTTGGTTGAATCGATTTTATTCGAATTATCCATAGGTTTAGAATCTTGCGGTGTAGGACCACCCATGTCTACCGTAGTAGCACCTTCGGGTTTTTGCATTGGCATAGCAGATGCAGACTTCTTGCTACCTGCAAGGATTTCTGCCGCTGCTTCCATGAGTTTGTTTGTTGCCATTGGATATCTCCTTATGATTTCTTATTTATAAATTTTAAAGTTTAGATAGGTAATTTTCAAACAGTTTGAGCGCAACTTCCTCTATCTGACGGGAAGGTGCAGCACGAATTTGTCTCTTAGTGTTGTCAATATCCACTTCAACAAAACGACCTTCGACGAACAACCATTCTTTGTTTTCCATAATACCCTGTACAAAGGCACCTGGAGCCGATGGATCAGCCACAATATCTGCCGCTGTAGCCAAACGCAGATCATCTTGCACCAAGTTATAACCTTCTTTGGTCATGACAACAGAACCCATAGCGCGAGAAGATACACCAAGATTAACCCCTGAATCGATAAAGTTCTTAACAATCTGACCATATGGTGTCTCCAGTATGAGTGCTTTACCGCGAAAGGTATTACCATCTTCTACTAGACTTACAATCTTATGTGACACACGTTCCAAATTTAATGATGGAGTATCTGGATGTCCTAATTCACCAAGGGCACGATTAGTATCAATGTAATCTTTGGTATAACGTGCAACTTCTTGGCGCAATGTATCCATCTTGTACATACGGTTATTACGATTGACTTCATCGCCAACCAAAAAACGACCTTCAATGTACATGCTCTTTTTACCACTCTCGGCGGTTTCGGTAAGATACTTTACCTCTTCTATATGTTCTTTAATTAATTTCATTATAGGGAAACTCCTGTATACGGATCAACGTTGTAAGTTGCTACTTTAGCAACTTCCATAACAAATGAACCACCAGTAGTGATTGTGATTACCATGCTGCTTGCACTATTACTGTTAATGGCAGCACCAAATTCATCAAAACGCATATCACCTGCGCTGTGGAGAGCAAGTAAAGGAAAACCATTTCGGGAAAGAGTAATGCTGCCGTTGGTAGACCAAGAGATACGTCTAATGTCGGCAGCAGATACATTCTCAGTATTTGGACTTGCTCTCAGATCATTGAGTGCAATGGTGGCACTGCCAGCATCACAACCAGTAATGATCGATGTGCCTCTTAATGTATTAAAAATTTGAAATGCCATTTTACTTTAGCCCTATAGATGTTCTTCGACGCATTGACATCTTCCTTTTAATCAATGTACGCCTTAGTTTTGCTCTTCTTGTTGTTTTCCAGGAACGTTTTAATTTACGTGCCTTTGCTAATCTTACTGTCGCAGGAATTCTTCTTACAGTATTCCCTGCCATCTTGTAACCTTTAAGTCCAGACCTACGAACATTACGCTGAACTATAATTCGACCTCTAAGATTCCTACGAATACGTCTACGAATCTTTTGTATACGACCCATCTTTACTATGTTTGGATTACGTTTAACTTCTTCATCCAAATCTTCCCACTCAACTTCTTCAAACATCGCATCAACAACAAACGGTTTCGCCTCTTCTAACTTCTGTGCAACAAGTTCATCCAGACGAGCAAAGATAGCTTCTCTAGCTTCTTCTAACTTAGAGTTTAAAATATGTTCTACAAAACTCATAAGTCTTATTGAAACTTTCTTCGGTATTAGTTAATGATTCTACAAACTTTTCTTTGTTCTGTTCTGTCAGTTTAGAGTAAGCATAAAGAATATGTTCGATCATAGAAGTATCAAGTTCAATTAATACACCATCACTAAGTTCTACAGTCTGTTCTTCTTTTTCTTCTTGAATTACTTTTAATTGTTCTATAAAATTCTCAGCTTGAATTGGAGAATTAAAAGCTGGACCATAAGGAACACTAAAGTATCTCTTTAATTTGTCACTATAGTAAAGGGCAATACGTGTACCGTCAGGATAAAGACGAACTGCCTTCCTGCGGATTACCAGTACAACAGGAGGATCAGGAATCATATTATCTACTGCGGATTCCTTCAACTTATCCTTTTTACCTTTTGTATATTCCAATCTTTCTCCAGTTTTATCCCCGATCCTAATGTGGTGTGCTCTAATTTTATAACCAGCTTTACTTATTTTAAAATTAGCAGAATTTAAAACACCCTCATTAAAATCTTCTAAAGACTTCATTCTTCTTCTGAGACTTCTTCAGAATCTTCTTCAACTTCTTCACTGTTTTCTTCACCACCAAACATAGTGGTAGCTAAATCTTTTTTGTGTGCTTGCAATGCATCAAATGCTTTAGCAGAAAGTATTCCATCTAAAGTATCTTTAGCTTCAGCATTATCACCTGCTGCAATATTATTAATAAAATTTTGAATATCCATAACGACTCCTATTTACGCTTTTTATTTATACTGACTACAGATTTGTTTACTTCATCGTCTAAACCTGGTGTCAATGACTCTTGATCTTCAGTCTCATCAACTGTGTTATCTTCGGGTTCAGCCTGTTCATTACCTTGATCCGGAGCCTGACCCATTACTGGACCTTGCATGTTTTCTGGTAATGACTCTTGTTCCTCTGCAAGTTGTTTATCCATTTCTTCAATTTCTTCATCTGTCATCATCAGAATCTTATTCTTGATGTAATGATTAGAGAAGTATCGACCAATGTACGGATCAACTAACTGTAACATCTGTAAACGATTCTGTAATAACTCTGAGGTTCGCATCTCAGTAAAGTTGTTGTCTTTCTGGAAGTCGTAGTAGATATCTTCTTTAAAATTTTCCCACTCTTCCGATGTACAAATACCTTTTAGTATTAACTGAGTACGTAGCGCATGGTCAAACAATTGAGTAAACTTATTACGAAGTCTGGTAACAAACTTTGCAAACTTTAATTCATCACGGGTAACTTCTTGTGAACGACCCATACCAGCAAAGCCACCACCATTTTCTTCTAGGCGTGAATAGGGTACATTCAAGCACTGTAATAATTTCTTTTGGAAATATTTAACATCTTCTAGCTCACCAAGGTTTTGACCTGCTGGTAGTGTCGTAATCTCTGTACCTTTACCACCTTCACGGCGGGGCAACCAGAAGTCTTCGAGCATAGACATATGTTTACGTTCATCGCGGAGTTCACCTGTGTTAGCATCATAGACCATCTTGTTACGATACTTGACCATAACATCACGCAAGTATTGTTCAGCCTTACCTTTAGGTAAGTTACCAACGTCAATGTAGAATATACGGCGTTCTGGTGCGCGACTGATACGATAGATAACAATTGCATCTTCAATCATACGAAGTTGATTGAGTGCTTTGATTGCTTTGTGTAGATATGAAATAACAAATGTATTCTTTGCATCCATCATACCAGAGTTCACATTGATAATTGAATCTGGTGCAATACGAATGCCTTGACCTACATTTGATGTGAATGTTTGAGTAGTCTGTCCTTTATCATTGTAGACATAGTACTCTGCGGTAGATACAATAATTGATGCGCCTGTCTTAGGATCACGATCTTTTTTAATCTCACGGACTTTACGAATCTTACGTGGATCAATGTATCTTAGTTCTTGTATACCTTCTTTAGGATTTTTATCATTAACAATAACATGATAGAACAATCGTCCATCAATGTACCAACGTTTGAATAAGTCATCTGCAAGGTTAGAAAAGTTTAACATCTTCAAGACGTTTTGAAACTCTTCGTTGATTTTCTTTTTGATTGATTCGGGTTGCTTGAGATTATCCATTACGATATCACAAACTTTACCTGCTTCATCATGAGAGATTGCTTCATTGACAATCTCATCGATTGCCATATCTAATTCTGGATGATTGGACATCTCACGATAACGAGTGATAAGTTCAATTTCATTACGAACTGAACCTTCTAAGTCAACATAAGTGCCGTAGTATGCATTTTGAGTAACGGTAACTGCACCGTCATCAATAGCAGCAGTAGGCAAGGCAAAAGATGCCTGTTCAGGTTTTTCTTTCTGAACGACATCTTTTGAGCCTAATGTAAAGCCGAATAATTTTATCGCCATTATTTTTTCATTCTAAAGTATTAAAAGTTGGGGAAAACCCCCAACTCCTAGATCACGCCATCTGCTACTGATTCCCACCATTGGTAGGTCAAAGTAACAGAGAAATCTTCAATTGCATCATTTGAACCCCAATCAACATCAATTGGAGTGATGTCGGTAGGGAACAATCCTACAAATTTATACTGCTTCAAAGAATCACCAGCTTTACCAAATTGTGTAACTTGACCATCTACAGTGTAACCTGAAGGTGTCGATGCAATTGGGTTTCGAATATTTAGATTGTGGCTATTGATGCCATTCATCCAACGTTCAAACGCATTACGAACCACAAAGTCCTCATCATTAATAATTGTTACTGTCCAATCTGCAAAGGTACGATTACCTGCAAACTTCAACTCACGACCAAAGTACGACATAGGAACAGAGTTAACGGTAGAGCCTGGTAATTGTGCAGTCTTACACATGAAAGTCATTTTAGTTTGTGCGTTTCCTGGCAACGAGAATGCAGGAAACGGCATACTAACCTCAAACAGATTGGGACGAGCACCGTCCCCCTGTAATTGAGAACGGAATTGATTTACATTAAATGCCATTTATTTTCTCCTGTTTCTCTCTATTTAGAACTTTCCTACAACTTCATTGAACGATACGCCAGTACGGACTGCGACAAAGTTCAGTTGAATGAAGTTGATGGAACGTGCTGGTTTAATATAAATGTCACCAATAAACTGATTCGAATCAATAACTTGTCCTGTGTTGTTTGTTTCGTCGCAAACTACACGGAAGTCAGTGATACCACGGCGACCTTGTACATCACGCAGGAATGGTTCTACAATTGCTACGAACTGAGCACGAGTGAATTGGTCATTGAATTCAAACAGTGAGAAACGTGCTGCACGACTGATTGCTTTCTCAAGTGTGATGAACAAACGACGAACATTGATACGATCAAATGCGCTTGGTTTAGCAAGCATCGTCTTATCACCAAATAGAACTGTACCCTCACCAGGGAAAGAAACAACTGGATTGATACCTGTTACATACAAAGTATCACGTTCAGTCTTAGTTGGATTCCATGCCAGCTTAACTACGTTTTTAATTACACCACGATTCAAACCGCCTGGTGAGAACCAAGGATCACGTTCATTATCGGTGCGAACACATAGACCAGCAATGTCACCATTCAAAGGAATCCAACGATATAAATCTGCATATTTGTCGTACTGATATTTGTAACCAGAATCGATTACAGCATAAGAAGAAGATGTCAGAGAATTACGGAATGTAACTGCTGCGGCAGCTTCACCTGTAGGATTGTTAACAACACTTGCCTTAGTTGGCGAGATGAATGCAACGCAATCTTTACGTGATTCTGCAATGTTACTGATAACATAAGTAGCAATTGTTGAGTTACCTGTACCAGTAACACACAAAGAAATGTCAACTGATTCAGAATTTTTAAACAAATCCCAACCCGAAGTAATTTGTGATGTGCCAATATTACCATCTGTACCACCAGACAATGAGAATGTCAAATTGGCAGTTGTAGTCTTGAATGCAGAATTGTTTGCTACTGAACCCCACGATGTACCAGAACCTAAATTAGCGGAAGCAGGATGTGCCAACCAATGAATATATTGTGACTGAGCAGCAATTACATTCTTATAGTAATTTGAATTGCCTGAATCATCTTTTGCATCAGATGCTTTAGAAACAAATGCATACTTTTCAATAACTGTATTTGCTGTGCCTGAGAACAAACCATCTTCGTCAACAACTACGATATGCATTTCATCGTTTGCATTTGAGTTACCTTTGGAGGCAACATATGTTGATGTGTTTGGACTTGCGGTAAACTGAGATGCATAAGCCCATCCAGCATACGAAGCACCGTCTGCCAAAGAAACTTTGAGTGAGTTGCCTAACACACCAGGAAAACGAGCAGCCCATCCATTGTTTGTACCGTCTGCATTACCTTGCTGATTTGCTAACCAATCATCACTGTTTTTAATTAAAATACCATTGCCAGTATTTGCTGTAGCGTTATTTGAACGTGTTGCTGCCGCAGTATCTACTGCACGAACTACTTTTAAGTTGTTTCCGTATGCCAGAAAGTTTGCTGCCGAGAACCAATATTCATAATTTGTACTGTCTGGTTTACCAAATTTACTTACTAGACTAACTTCGTCTGATATTGTGGTAACTTCACTGCATGGTCCCCAAGCAAAAGGTCCTACTGTTGCGCCAATAGAAGTAGCAACGGAAGGTATAACTGTAGTCAGATCGATTTCTGATACGTTTACACCCGCTGATAATTGAAATGCCATTGGATTTCTCCTTTAATTGTTTGGGTCAATTGTCTTTATAGTCTATTTAGTTTTTTATAATCTTGACCTTGGGAAACCACGCTTTTCGGCGTAATGCCATCTTTCCTCACCATCCTCAAAGATTTCCTCCTGCAAGCCATTGTCCACGAACCCAAACGGTGTCATGGATTCATCGATCAACATATTGTTCTCTTCCAGCATCAGCTTTCGGATGTCAATATTTGTGGAGTCTTTGAAGTATGATTGTGCGGTTAACCAAGCAAATATAACTAACCCCATGACAATATCGTCGTTGTGTCCTTCTTCGGCGGCATAGGTGTCACGGATTCTAACAAAGGTATTCAGTTCGGCTATTGTTTCAAAATCATTAATTAATAACTTATTATTCTCTACAAGGGTTTTTAAGTTGGCACAGCCAATCTTTTTTACCGATTTTGTGGTACGGACACCAAAGGAAACGGCACGTTTGAAGCCAGAGGATATGCTCTGACCCTTAATATGATGGTGTTCCAGCTTATAAATGTTCTCATATTCCAAGTCATAATGGAGAATGTCCACGACCTGCTGACCAATATTGTTTGTTTCAATTAAAACAAATGCTTCGTTATACTTTTTGGCAACCGAATAGATTACTGTTGGTAAGAACAACAAAGGAATCTTATTACTTCGATACCTAGCCACTTGTCTATATGGTGCTTCGGTGGCATCAATAACATTAATAGTTGAATAATCCTGTTCTACACCCTCAGAACAATCGACTGTAGCAATATAAATCCTACCAGGTTTCGGTTCATCAAAGACTGCCAAGTCATCCTGTGTGTATAAAGGATCGTGGAACGCCAATGAACGTAATTTAGTACCAGAAATAAGTGTTGCCGATGAACCAATAAACTCTGTCTCAAACTCTTGACGAAATTGTTCTTCAGATGTATTTCGTATTGTTTCTTCTTTCCACTTAACATCCCTACCGGGAACCATTGACCAATGAACTTCAACTGTTTTATATGTGGAACGATTTTCAATGGCATCTGTCCACATCTTATAGAACAAATTTAAACCATTTGGAGTTGAAACAATAATAACTTTGGATGTCTGACCAGAAGAAATAACAGGATACGTTGATGTAAAGAACTCAACCGCCATGTTGTGTGGAACGAATGCAAATTCGTCCAAGAAGATTAAGTTGTATGTACCACCTCGAACACCCGCTGCTGATGTTGCATATGCAAATATCTTTGAACCGTTTTCTAATTCAAGAGAACCTTTGTTCCATGTCATGATGCCTTGCTGTAACCAAACAGGAAGGTATTCGTAAGCTTTTTGAATACGACTTAGAATATCCCGCGCTAACTGACCTTTATTGGCAAGGATACCGATGGTATATTCTTCATTAAAGATTGCTGCCCATAGCATGTAGCCAACAGTCGTGGTTGTTTTACCCACCTGTCGGGGCATCTTCGCAATCGTAAAACGATTCTCATGAAAGGTGCGTACCATGTCCTCTTGGAAATCCCACATGTCAAATGGGATAAGACCACGGTCAACGTTAACAATCTTAACGTAGGTTTTAATAAAATGTACGGGGTCTTCAGTACATTTTATTATTTCTTCTACTTGTTCTTTTGTGTAGGATAGTTCAGTGCCCGTTCTTTTGAGCCTAGCATTACCAAGGTATCCGTCATCCATAATTTATTTAATAATACTTCTCAACATCCATCCATGTTTTTGATGTGCGCCCAAAAGGTCTTGTAAAAAATTGCCTACAGCAGGTTCGTTTGCGCCATCAGCAGCAACAATACCAGCACGTAGATGTAGTATATATCTGTCGTTATCGGCAGCAAGGTCACGCATCATTGCAATACCATCGGGTATGTTTGTTGCTTCTTGTAGGTCTGCCAGTTCAAGCATACGAGCAAGTGAACCTGGTGCATAAGAATTTAATGCACGAAGATGTTCAGCAATATCATCGGT